CCTTAAGATCCAAGCCGCGCAATTCATCTAACCCAAACTTAGGACCCAGATTGACCGCCCGAGTAGGCGGTTTTTTTGTGCCCGAAAACGAAAGGACAATTGCCATGTCGGCAGTTATCGAAGCTAAGCGCGCTATGGCGGAGCTTGGCACCAAGGCTAACGCAGTTGTTGCGGACGCCACCCTGACCAACGCTGAGAAGAAGACCCGCCTGGACGCCTACACGGCGGACCTGAAGGGCTACGCCGAAACCATCTCCCTGCACGAGCAGGCTTCCCGCCTGATCGGCGGCGGCGAGGCTGCCCCCGAGGCTAAGTCCGCCGAGGTTGGCGCACCCGCGGCCCGCTCCTTCGGGCGCCACATCGTGGACTCGGACGGCTACAAGTCCATGCTGAACGGCCAGTCCAAGGGCGTTCAGGTTGAGGTCAAGGCCGCAGCGACCATTGACGAGGGAACCATCCCGACGTTCAACGGTGGCTCCGGCGTTGCCGGTCAGCTCACCACTCCTCAGTTCCTGCCGGGCATTGTTGGCCTGAAGTTCCAGACCCTCACGGTCGCGGACCTGATGGCGCAGGGTTCCACGGACTCTTCTTCGCTGACTTACGTCATTGAGGCTGCGTTCCAGGATCTGACCGCGACTGTCGCGGAAAAGTGCACGAAGCCGCAGCTTGACCTGTCCTTCGCCCGCCGTCAGGACAACGTTGCGAAGATCGCTAACGTCGCCAAGGTAACTGACGAAATGTTCCAGGACGCCCCGCAGTTCGAGGCGTACCTGTCTAACCGCATGGTCTTCGGCGTGAAGCGCGCTGAGGAAACCCAGCTCCTGAGCGGCAACGGTACTGCCCCGAACCTTCAGGGCCTCCTGAACCGTACGGGCCTTGCCCCGGCTGTTGTGACCTCCGCCGGCCTGACCGCCGTGAAGATCATGGAAGCGATCTTCAACCAGATCACAGCCCTCCGCGCCGTGTCCTTCGTGGAGCCCGACGCTCTGGTGATCCACCCGAACGACTGGCAGACCATCCGCCTGGGCAAGGACACCCAGGGTCAGTACTACGCCGGCGGTCCGTTCACCGGCGCCTACGGCAACGGTGGCTTCACCAACGTCGAAAGCATCTGGGGCCTGAAGGCTGTCATCACGACCGCCATTCCGCAGGGCACCGTCCTTGTTGGCGGGTTCCAGGAATCCGCTCAGGTCTTCCGTCGTCAGGGCATCACCCTGGAAATGACCAACAGCAACGTTGACGACTTCGTCAACAACCTCATTACCCTGCGTGCTGAGGAACGTCTGGCGCTGGCTGTTTACCGCCCGGCTGGTCTGGGCAAGGTCACGCTGACCGCCTAGTAGTTCCCCTTGGTGGGGCTGGCTCCGGTCGGCCCCACCTTTGCAGACCCCTTACTTTGAGGAGGCGTTATGCCTACGCATTACGTTGAAGATTATGAAGAAGCGACCGGCAAGAAGCGTGAGAAGCCTGTAGTTGAGACGAAGGTTGTCACTCCCCCGGATGACACCCCGATTTTCAATGCCACTGAGGCTGAGACTAAGGCTGCGAAGAAGTAGTCATGGTGGATCTTGCCACGGTTGAGGACTTGAACGACTTTTCGCAGTTGGCGCTTGATCCGGCTGATTCTTCGGCGGCGTTTCTGTTGAGTGTCGCGTCTGGCATGATCCGCCGCTATCTGGAGCAGGACATTACGCAGGTCGTTGACGATGTCGAGTATGTGGACCCCGTCGGTGGCGGCTATGCGTTTTTGCGGCAGTTGCCGGTGCAGTCCGTTTCGAAGGTTGAGACGACCTTGGACGGCGCCACGTGGGCGACTGTGAACCCCGCAAACTATACGGCGTCTCGGAGGCTCGGCATCGTGTATGCGAAGCCTTATACGGGCGAGCGGTGGCCGACTGACCACGAGTCGTGGCGCGTGACGTACTCGCACGGCTACCTGATCATCCCGGACGAGCTGAAGGGTGTTGCTTGCAGTATCGCGGCGCGCTTCTATTCGACTCCTGCCGGGATTGACATGGAGCGCACGGGGCAGCGTCAGGTGAAGTATTCGCTTGAGTCTGCCGGGTTTACCGGGTTCGAGACGATGGTGTTGTCTGCGTTTCGAACCCCGAGGCTTGCCTGATGGGTAGGCCGTTGGGGCGTAAGCAGATCACCATTCAACGCGCACCCCGCGCCATGAACACATACGGCGACACGGTCCCCGACTGGACCGGGACGCTAACCCAGGCTGTCGTCCGGGGCTGTGATGTACAGCCGGGCACAACACAGGAATACCTGATCGGGCGTGACAACGTCCTTGTCGCGTGGACTGTGTTCGTTCCGGGCCGGGTGGATGTGACCGAGTTTGACCGGGTCCTGTTCAACGGTCGCACCTATGAGGTTTATGGCCATCCCGCCGAATGGGATTCCTACTCTGGCCGACAGGACTACACCGAGATTGTTCTTAAGGATTGGAGTGGCTAGTGACTGTACGTATCGAGTCCGTTGATCGTCTGAGTGTTGGCGACAAAGTAGGCCATGACGGCGCCGAGCATGTTGTGACTGAGGCTGCGATTTGGTCGGACGCTTTGGGCGACTACGCCTACACGGTCGCCATTTTGGAGCCCTCTGGTGGTGACGATGAGTCTGGAAAAGCTTGAAATCCACGACGCGGCGGCGCGGGCCCTTCTGAACTCTCCGGAAATCATGGCTGATCTTGCGCGGCGCGCACATGCGATTGCGCGGGCTGCCGGCGATGGGGTCTTCGAGGTCACTGAGGGGCGAACGCCGACTCGTGCGCGCGTGTCTATCGGCACGGCGGACCATGCGGCCAGGCACTCCGAGGCGACGAAGCGTTCATTGACTAGGGCTCTGGATTCTGGCCGTGGCTGATGCCGTCCTATTCCGGGACGTCGAAGCCCTGGTCTGCTCGTACCTGCGGCGCCCCCTGCTGGGAACAATCCAGATCGGCATAAGGGTTCCGTCTCCGCGCCCGAACGAGTTCATTCGGGTGCTGCGTACTGGCGGGCCGAAAGAGACGCTCGTGTCCGAGGCTGCGCAGATCACCGTGGAGGCGTGGGCTCAGTCTGAGGCGCGTGCGTCCCTCCTCCTCTCCCAGTGCCGGGCGTTACTGAACGCCGCGGACGAAACGATCTATGGGGTTCGGGAACTATCCGGCCCCGCTAACCTGCCCGATCCTCTGTCATCCCAGTTCCGGTACACGCAGAGCTTTCAGGTCCGTGCGCGCGGCACGGTAATCAGCGCGTAACCACTAACCCAAGTGTCCGCAAAACACCTTGAAAGGGGTTCGCCTCATGGCTAACTCAATTAACAATGTCGTGGTTGGCAAGCCGCTTGTCACGGGTGGCATCCTGGTCGCTCCCCTCGGGACGGTCCTGCCCATCGACGCCACTACCGCCCTGGACGTGGCCTATGTAGCTGTCGGCTACGTCACGGATAACGGCGTGACCAAGACTGAGAAGCGCAACACGGGCACCATCGCCGCTTGGGGTGGTGACACGATCGCCGCTACCAAGAAGGGCATGGACGTCACGATCAAGCTGTCAATGGCCGAGTTCCTTAACAAGGTCGTGCAGGGCCTCATCTACGGTGACGCCAACGTTACGGCGACCGCCGCGTCTCCCACGAAGGGCAACCTGCTGAAGGTTGTTGGCACTTCGGCGCCGACGCCTCGCAAGGTCTGGGTCATTGAGGTCTTCTCCGATTCGGCGAAGGTCCGCGTGGTCTTCCCCAACGCCAAGGTTATGGACGTTGGCGACACCACGTTCAAGGATGACCAGATCGCCGCAGCCGACGCAACCATTCAGGCCTTCCCGGATGCTACCGGCGCCTACTTCTACACCTACTCGGACGACGGCCAGAAGACCGCTTAGTCCCCTCATTCTGGTTGGCCGGGGTTGTCATGCGGACCCTTGCCCCGGCCAACCATCCACCTTTTATCAACGAGTCCGCATTCTCTAAGGAGTCCGCAAATGGTTTATCAGGTTCCCCCGTCTAAAGCGTCCGTCAAGCAGAACCGTTTTGAGTTCAGCCTTCCCGGCTCGAAGAAGGTCTATTCGGTTCCGAAGCTTCAGTTTGTGAAGCCGTCGCTTGCGCTAACTTTCGGCGACCTCACTGAGGTGCAGGTCGCTAATCTCCTGTTCTCCGAGTATCTGCCGGAGGTGTTCCCGCAGCTTGAGGACGGCTCGCAGTTGGAGGCGTTGCTGAATGCTTGGAAGGAAGCCTCTGAGGGCGTGGGCGTGGGGGAATCCTCGGCCTCAGCCGACTCCTAAAGGAGCATGGGGAGGCTGTCGAGTATGAGCTTATCCGGCTCGGCCTGCGCCTCTCCTGGCTGGGGTCTGAAGCCCTTACATGGCGCGATCTGTATGTGATCGTCAAGCAGTCTCCTCGCGATTCCGCTGTGCACCGTTCGGTCGGTGGTGAGGATCATGCGTGGGGTTTAAGCGAGCAGCTCCTCGCGGCCTTGTTTGACGTGCTGGCCGTCGCTAACTGGCAGCGCGGAGGCGACAACAACGCGAAGAAGCCGGAGCCGCTGAAGCGCCCAGGCGTGAGTAAGCAGGCCGGCGGCGAGGTTATGGCCCAGGGTAAGGCCGTCCCGATGGACGAAATGAATACACTGCTCGGCTGGGATTCGCCGGGCTGACAACTAAAGAGGGGGCCACGTTGGCTGCTGTAGAACTGGCGACAGCCTATATTTCCTTGGTCCCCTCCCTGAAGGGCGCTTCTCAGAAGATTAGCGATGAGCTGAACCCTGCGGCGAAGTCCTCGGGCGCGCAGGCTGGCAGTCACTTGGGCACTTCCATCATTGGAGCTGCTGCTAAGTGGGCCGCGCCGCTGGCTGCGGCTGTCGGGTTTGGCGCGGTTATCAAGTCCGGCTTCGATGAGGCTAAGGATGCGGCGGCTGGCACGGCCCAGTTGGCGGCGGGTATCGCTTCGACAGGCAACGCTGCACACCTGTCCGTTGATGGGCTGAACAGTCTCGCTTCGGAGATTCAGAACTACTCGGGTCAGACTGACGACTCGATCGTGAAGTCTGAGCAGCTTTTGCAGACGTTCACAAACATCAAGAACAACGGCCCGGACAAGATTTTCGACATGGCCACGAAGGCTTCCGCTGATATGGCGGCGAAGTTCGGCGGGGATGCGTCCTCGCAGGCCGTGGTACTGGGTAAGGCTTTGAACGACCCGGTCAAGGGCATCTCGGCACTGACGCGCGTCGGCGTCACGTTCACGGCTGAGCAGAAGAAGACCATCGAGGCGATGGTCAAAACCGGGGATGTTGCCGGCGCCCAGAGGGTCATCCTAAAAGAACTTGGAACCGAGTTCGGCGGAGCGGCGAAGGCCGCCGGACAGTCCTTCCCGGGCCAGTTGCAGCGCGTGCATCGTGCGTTTGAGGACTTGTCTCAGGGCATCGTTCAGGGCTTCCTGCCCGTCATGGGCCCAGCGCTTGAGGGCGCGATCACGATCCTTCAGAAGGTCGGACCTATAGCTGCTGAAGCCGCGCAGAAGGTTGCCGACAAGGCCGCGGCAATCGGCAACGGCATTAAGGGCGTCTTTGAGCTGCTCAAAACGGGCGACTTCAACGGCGGCATTCGCAAGGCCCTAGGCCTTGAGGAAGATTCCCCAATCGTTGGGGCAATCCTTGGTATCCGCGGCGGAATCACTGCGATGTTCGCTGCATACAAGGCGGGCGACGGGGATGTTACATCTTCTGGGTTCGCAGGCGTCATGGAGCGCGTCGGTAATGCGGCCCGCGAAGTTACCGGCGGCGTTCGCGCCATGTTCGCAGCTTACAAAGCTGGCGACGGTGACGTTACTTCGTCGGGTTTTGCTGGAGCAATGGAGGGAGTGGGCAACACCACTCGCGAGGTTACGCGCGGGGTGCGCGCATTCTTTGCTGCGTTCAAGGATGGCGGAGACGATGTCACATCGTCCGGCTTGGCCGGGTTTCTTGAAGGCCTCGGCGTGCAGGTTCGCAACGCGTTTGATGCCGTGGGCCCGGCCATCGGGGCGCTCGTCCCGCAAATGCTCGCCCTGTGGTCTTCCATTTCTCCGGTCCAAACCATTTTTAAGGCTATCCAGCCCATGCTTCCGCAACTGGTGGGCGTCTTTGGCCTGCTCGCGTCGGTAATCGGCAAGACGCTAATCACCGCGATCACCACGATTCTCCCCGCATTTTCGCGGTTGCAGGCGGTGTTCGTGTCAGTGTTCTCAAACGTTCTTGCGACCGTTCTGCCCGTGATCATTCAGCTAATCACGATGCTTTACGGAACATTTGCAGAGCTAATCCCAATCATTGTTCCAATCGTTGCCCAGATCGCAACGCTTGCCATGACGCTCGTGTCCCAGCTCGCGCCGATCCTCATGCAGCTTATCTCCGCCGTCCTGCCTATGGTCGTTGAAATTTTCGGCGAACTCCTGCAAGTTATCGCCCCTGTAATACAGATGATTGCGGGCCTGTTGATCCCGATCATTCAGGCGCTCATGCCCGTTGTTGTGGTCGTGTTCGGTGTCATTGTGAACGTGATCACTGCGGCCATGCAGATTGTCATGGGAATTATCCAGGTTGTTACCGGGATCATCACGGGCAACTGGTCGATGGTCTGGAACGGGATACTGAATATCTTCTCCGGGATATGGAACGCGATCGTTGCGGTTGTGATCGGCGTCTTCGCCATTATCGGGTCCGTAGTTATCTCCGGGCTAAACCTCATGCTTGGCTTTGTCCGTTCAGTCCTTGGCAGTATCGGGAGATTCTTCGCTGGCACTTGGAACAATATCGTTGGTGGGGTTTCCGGGTTTATCGGCACCCTGCTCGGGTTCTTCTCGGGATTGCCTGGTCGGATCCTCGGAACCCTTGGGAGCCTCGGCTCACTGCTCTACAACGCAGGGCAGGCCCTTATCCAGGGCTTCATTAATGGCATCCGCGGCATGGTCGGGGCGATTGCTGACGCGGTTGGCGGGATCATGGACTTCGCTAAGTCGTTCTTCCCGCATTCACCCGCAAGGCGCGGCCCGTTCTCGGGCACCGGGTACACGTCATTCTCTGGCAGGGCGCTCGCTAAGGACTTCGCTGCGGGTATCGCTTCTCAGAATGATGTGGTTGCGGATGCCGCTGCGGGGATCATGACCTCGGCGAGCTTGACCGGGCATGTGGGGATCAGCTCGTCCCTGTCCAACTCTGCGGCACAGCGACCGCCGGCGTCCGTCCACGTCTATATCGGAAACGAGCAGCTTGACGCCCGCACCTACCGGGTCGCTGAGCGCGCCGTGTCCACCGCTGACCGTCAGTCCACTTATGTACGTCCCGGGAGGCGCTGATGGTTGCTGTAAGTGTTGAGGCGCTGCTTGATGCGCCGTGCCCTCGGGTTGGTGTGACGATTACTGGCCTTGGTATTGGCGATTCTGTCGTGAGTGTGTGGCGTACCGCGGATGGGGAGCGTAACTCTGTCCGCGGCGCCCGCCGCATGGTCGCCGTGGACTCTGACTATCTAATCGATTACGACGCCCCGCTAGGGCGCCCTGTCACGTATGAGGTTGAGGTGATTAGCGGCCCGTCTGGTGCTGACCGTGTCACCTCATCTTCGGTGACGGTTAGCTCCGATTCGGCGTGGATCATGGACCCACTTGTGCCGCAGTCTGCTGTGCCGATTACCCGCAGCCTGACCGCGCTCGGCGAGCCTACGTTCGCTGTTGAGGCGATGAACAAGCTTGACTATGCGATGAACTCGCAACTGTTCAACATCCTCGGCTCTGATAAGCCGATGGCGTTGTTTGGTCAGCGGGCCGCGGCTACAGGCGTGGACCTGTCCATGATTACGGATGCGGCTGAGCAGAACACTCGGCTCCGGAAGCTGTTCGCTTCGTCCGGGGTCCTGCTCGTGCGATTGCCAGCGTCGTGGGCTGAGTCTATTCCCGGCGCGTGGTTCGCCCTGGTTGCAACAGTGTCGGAGATGCCGGAGGGCGCGCCTAGTGGCGAGCCTGTCACCGTCTGGAAGCTTTCCGCTGACACGGTCGCGGCCCCAACGCTGAAGGTCCTGACGGCCACGTTCACCTATGGCGACGTGGCTTTACTGTTTGCGACGTATCAGCAGAAGCAGGACGCTACGACCGGCTCTTATTTGGATGATTTGAAGCACCCGCTCGGTTAGGAGCCTCCTTTGTTGCCGATTGATGATGTGTCGCGTGCGGCGCTGGATGGTTCGAGGCCTGCTGATGAGTTGGTGGTGTGGGCTTGGTATGACGGGGATTTGGCGTGGCCTTATGCGCTGGGTGTCACGTCGTGGTCGTTGTCGGGTTCGTCTGATGCGTCTGAGAAGGTGCAGCGGAAACTGTCGCTGACGGTGGCGGATCCTGACGGCGGGTTGTCGCCGTGGTTGTTTGATGATCCGCTGGGTGTTGGCGGCGTGGTGTTGCAGGTCATTTACCGTGTTGGTGGTGCTGGTGCGCTGAATGTGGGCTGGTTCCGTGTTGAGGGTAACGCGCCTGATGGCATGGTGAATGGTTACACGATCCCGGAGTACGGCTACCAGGAGGCGGACTCTGACAGCGCCCCGCATGAGCGCCGGCTGTTTGCGTTCTCCGGAGCTGTGGTGAAGGTTGACGCGGTGGATCTGACGGCTGATGTTGACCGGGACCGATTCTTGGCTCCGCAGTCCCCGCGTGGCTCATCTCCTACTGTGCTGGGTGAGGTTGCCCGGCTTGCGAGCGACCACTTCCCCGTGGTTGTCGATGCCGGGGTGACGGATTCGTCCGTATCAAAGAAGCTCGTCTATGACCGGGAGCGGCTTGAGGCTGTCCAGGACCTGCTGGCGAACGTGAGCGCCCGGTTCCGTATGGGTGGTGACGGTGAGATGCACATCTACCCGATGACCGGGACAGCGCCCGTGTGGCGTGTCGAACCCGGCGCGGGTCTCGTCAGCGTCCACAGAACGCAGACCATCGACGGGCTCTATAACTGCTGGGTGGTTGAGGGCAAAGAGGGTGCGAACGGTAAGCCTGTCACGGGTACCGCGTACCTGCGCACCGGGCCTCTCCGCTGGGATGGTCCTCATGGGCGCGTCCCCGACTTCTACTCCTCGGAAATGATCACCAGCTGGGGTCAGGCCCGCGCGTATGCGGAGACGTTGCGTGACAGGCAGGCCGCGTCTTATGCGGTCGAGTTGGATGTTGAGACGGTGCCGCGCCCTGAGATTCAGGCTGGCGACCGTATCGAGGTTGGTTGCCCGATGCCTGCCGGGCACGTCGTCTATTTGCTGGGTGAGGTCGTGTCGGTGTCTGCTGGCGGCTCACCTGTTCCGGGTCCGACGAAGTTCACCGTGTCATGTGCGTATGCGGACGTGGTCACGGCTATCGGCACGACCCCGTTCGGCGATCACCTGACCAGCACGAAGCCGCCCCTGACATGGGACCGGATGCCGTCTTCTTGGGGCTCACTACCCGCGATCACTTGGAACAACTTGCCCTAGGAGGCGCCAATGGCTGCTTTGAAGAAAACCCTTGCGGCCATCCCAGCGGGCGGTACACGCCGCATGTTTGGCACCTCCTACTTTGATGGGGCTAAGTGGTTGGTGAACCTGAACGGCAACCTCATCGACGCTAGGTGGTCCAACGCGGTCAGCCCCACGCAGGACGGGGCGATCATTGTGGACCTGACCAACAACGGCGACGGGCAGTCCTCAGCCCTCGTTATCGACGGGTACTCTGACCAGCCACGACCACGCACCGGGACTGTTCTAACGGTTGGGATTACCGAGATTGTGTTGACCGGCGCGGACGGGATCACGTACACGACGAGCCGCTTCTCCGGGACCTACTCGGTTGGTGATCCGGTCTATGTGGCGTGGGATTCAGCCACCCCGATCATCCTCGGCAAGCTCCCGTCGATCACTACGACCCCGCCGACTCAGACGCCGGTTGAGGCTACTCCGGTCGTCGCGAAGGGTACAGCTAAGGGCGCGGCTGGGAAGTCGAACACTTGGTGGGGTCCGGGCGGCTGGGGTTCATGGGCTGGATCCACTGGCGGCGGCGAACAACTCTATTCCGGGTCTTACGGTTCCGGTCCGCTGAGTGGCGCCTGGTTCTACGGGGCGGCGTTCACGAACCTCGGTGCGAAGACCATCACGGCTATCAGGTTCCGCCTCCCGCAACGCCTCAACATCGGCGGCTCAGGTTCGGCGACAGTCCACCTTTACGCGCACACAGCCAAGTATCAGCCGGGCGGTGACGTGTTCCGCACTGTCGGGCCGTTCGACGTGACCGTAGCGCAGGCTCAGGGCGCGCGCTGGATTGACCTACCCCTCACGTTCGCCCCCGTCCTGAAAGCAGGCGGCGGCATCAGCATCACCGGCGATCCCTATGTGGGGTTTGACGGGCGCCTACAAGACCCGCAATCGGGCC